CGAAGGATTTCGTGGAGGATTTGGTGGCGGATTTGGCGGCGGAGGTGGTGGAGTGGGTGGTGGTGGTGGAAGAGGTGGTTTTCCCGGTGGTGGTGGAGGGAGAGGTGGTTTTCCCGGTGGTGGTGGCGGTGGAAGAGGTGGTTTTCCAGGAGGTGGTGGTGGTGGAAGAGGCGCGTTCCGTGGCTATCACGGGGGTGCCACAGGATACGGTCGTTTTCGCGGACGGTACCCCTACCCTTACTACTACCCCTATTACGCCAATGGTGGTGGTGGTGGTTACGGAAGCTACGGCTACAGCTACGCGCCCACCTACGACTATACCAACTACAACTACAATTATGCAGCAACAAACACCTGCTTCTGCCAAGACCCCGAGGTTGTGGCCTCCGTACCCGCCGAACAACAGATCTGTTTGACGGCCGACGGTACCTGTGGCGTTTGCGTTGACCGGAACGTGACCCCGTGCACGAACTGCGATGATTCCTACACGTCTCTGTGCCAGTAAATAATTTTTTTTTTTCACACGTGAATAAAAAATGGAAGAAGAAAAGCTTTCGGAACTTCTCGCGAAATACAAGGAAGCCAAGGATGCGATGGAGACGCAAGAAAAAAAGATGGAAAAATACCGCAAAAAAATAGAGAGCAGGATGACCCTTCACGGCCTCGACAAGTTTGACGATGGCCAATGGCAGATCCGTAAACAGGTGCAACAACGCATGCTCTTTAGCAAAAAACAGGTCCCCTTGGCGGTCTGGAAAGAATACGCCACACCCCACAAGGTGGAATTCTTTGTGATTCGTAACAAGAAAAAAAATTAAAAAATGATGTCGTGACAAAAGAACCGTACGTACGTCCATTATCTTAATTTGTACACTATCATGTCTCTGGAATTTCTTTTGGAACACGGAGAACTGGAAACATTTCTAGAGGCCGAGGACATTGCCCACATTGAAAACGTCAGTCATGCGTTTCGGGGGTTAATGTATAGTCAGAGCATCGCAAAACGATGGTTGTCGTCGCGTCTGCCGTTCCCTATCGGATGGAAGAATCCCACCACCACGCGTCATTGCTCCAAAGGGCTTTTGCTCAAGCGCAACAATTATGTGCAGACAAGTTGTACCGTCTATTTTCGTAAGTATGTCCTGGTCGACATGATGCTTCCTGCCGTATTAGGGACGTGGAAAGAAAAACTATGGGAATGGTACTCTCGGAAAAAACTCTTGACGCATTATTTCTTCTTTGTGGATGCAACGCTGCCACCCCGGATGCGCTGTCTTCCCAACGTGTACTACTGGGAAATCTTGCTGGAGAGCCATCCTCGCGGGTTTTGCTATGGCTTTGCAGCCTTGGACGATTTTCGGTATATCCGGTGCGCGCGGGTGCACGTTGGGTTTACCAAGCGTTCCATGGGGTACTCCCAGAATGGAGATATTTACCGTGACGATGCTCGGGTCAATAAGAAACGAGAATTTTACTCCCAAGGAGACGTTGTGGGATGTGGATACGACGTTTCTTCTCAAAAAATATGGTTTACCAAGAATGGGGTGGTGGTGTCGGAGCATAAATGGTGCACGTCGGGGTTCCCAACGTACCCGGTGCTGTCCATGGACAATAACGTCAAGTACTCCATAAACGACGGGTGGTGTAAACCCTTTGTGTTTGATTTGGAAACACATTGCAACGGAAGTATAAGGACATGGATCCAATAAAAGAAAAAAAAAACAACAGCCCTACGATGACCGACGCCTACTACTACACCAGAACCTCGTTCCTGGCAAGAAAGAAAAAACCACACGCGCCATGCCCCATTTCCATGGCCATGTCCGCATTTGGGAAATCCCTGCGTGCATTTCTAGGTCCATGCTTCTGTGGTGCCTCGATTTGTTAACGTTGTGATGGGAAAATAGATGGTAAAATTTATTTTTTTTTAAATAATCGAAATGAATAAAATTATAAACGGAACTCGTGTTTCGATTCGTGCATTTTCTTTTCTAGTGTCGGTGGTATCATTGTTACGAGATGGTTACAATAGCAGTACGTATTGTGGTGGGCAGTACATCGGGAATAAAACAATCGTCACGGCAGCGCACTGCGTGCAACGCACCGTTGCGGGAGATGTCTGTGTATGGTTTGGGTTATCCCAACTGCAAGAGGGGATGGATACGTGCTACCGAGGAGGCCATCGTGTGTCAAAGTCCATTCTTCATCCGTCGTGGGACCCCGAGACCATGGCGAACGACGTCGCACTGCTCTTTCTAGAAGAGGCACCCCATGAGGAGTCCACCCCGATATTGTTGCCGGAGCCAGAATGTAATTCTTATGACAAGGTGGGTACGCTTCTCTCCGTCCTGGGATACGGAAAAACGAACCCGGACGATGCATTCGAGGAACAACGCCTACAAACCTATTTTCTCCGTATCGGACAACGCGTGGTGATTCTCCCCCCGCAAAAGTTTGAAAAACTCCTCGTTAACGAATCGGTCATGCTTGTCGCGGGCGACCCTCGACTGTTAACCGATATTTCGGAAGCGAACGCCGGAGCCAATGGGTATACGGATACGTGTCAGGGGGACAGTGGGGGACCCCTCTTTTTTATCAACGAAACGACCCACCAGAGCGTCCTCGTGGGCATCACAAGCTGGGGAATAAGTTGCGGGTATCTCGGTCTCCCCGGGGTGTATACCCGTGTCTCGGCCTTTTTGGAATGGATTCGCGCGTCGATGACGTGAGCTTTTTTTTTTGGTATCGTTTAAAAAAAAAATGTTGAAAATAAAAGAATGGGGTTTAATTCGACACGTTTTACACCGGGAAGATTCGCCAATCATTTCTTCCGGAACATGGCGGTCCATTTTATTGCGAAAAAGAATAACCTGCGTATCGACTATTCGTTGGTTCCCGAGTTTGCGTCCATGGGAATCCATTTTTTCTCGGGAGAAAACGTTTACCATGAAATCGTACCCATCTACGACTCCAATTTCTTTTCTCTGATTGAAGGCCCCCCTGTGTACAAAAACATCCAAGTGAGTGGTCCCATGCACTGCCAGACCAGAGAGTTTACTGTCTTTCTTTCTGATTATTTCTCCTCGAAAGAAATACAGCAAAAGGTGATCGATTGTAACCAGTACAAGGAAAGGTACGGAAAGAACGAGGACGTGTTTGTTCACGTTCGTTTGGGGGACGTGCCACAGTTCAATCCAGGATACGAGTATTACAACTGCGCGCTGAAGCAAGCAAAGATTTCTTTCGGTTTTACGGGGGGGTACATCTCGTCCGATTCCATAGATGACCCGATGTGTCAGCGTCTGATGAAAAAGTACAACCTCAAAAAGTGGGAGGCCAACGAGGTGGAGACTATAAAAATGGCGAGCACGTGCAAGATACTGATTCTTTCCAACGGCACGTTTTCGTGGTTGATGGGTTTCCTTGGTTTTTTCACCGAGGCCGTCTATTTCCCCAAAATGCATCGGGTATGGCATGGGGATATCTATGTGAATGACCAATGGATCGAGCTCGACCCGCGCTGTCTTCCCAACCGTTAAGTATTTTGTTTTCAATCCTTTTCAGAATCCAACGTGGAGGACATAAACAAATCGGAATCGGACTCGCCACGCCACACCAAACCATACCATATTTACCACTATCAGAAACTATAGTTTTTTAAATCCAAAACCGGTTTTGGATTCATTTAAGGCGTCTCTACCTCTTGTACAAAAAATGTCCATCTATCGGCTCAACACGTTTATCAAGGAAAACAACCACGATGTCATCGACTACTGGGTCGAGAGGTCGCTTATCCGGTACGTGCGGGTGGTCTCGCGAAAAACAGGGCACCTGTACATGGTCAAGGTGGCCGGATACAACATCTCGTTTGGGGAGGATCGCGACCCACTCATGAAGACCGAGTGTTTCTATCTGGAAACCCTCGATGCCAACGACAGCGTGCCCGACAATTTAGGGAAGCTGTACGACACGTTTTTGAGCGCGTATCCCGAGCACCGCTACCGTTTCGTGCTCCACCAGTGCAATTATTTCATGGAATCCCGGGAATCTATTTTCAGGGTGTGCAACATGCCCAGCAATGGTTTTTACAATGTCCATCTGTTTGTGGAGCTCGAGTGGTTTTATGAAAACTTGTATGTGGTCAATCACGAGATTGACCGTAACCTGACCAGTATTTTCACCAAGGCCAAAAAGGTGTACGACGGGTTTTTGCCCACGTACTCGAATTTTGTGCGCAATGCCGACAAGGACATTTCGTTGGTCCAGACCACGTGGGCGTACTTTATCGAACAGAGCCAGTTGCTCGAAAAATCACGAAAATTCTTCGTCTCGCTCTGTGCGACGGAAACCACGCATTCGGCCGAACTGAACGAGCTCGGGAACATTCGCGCCGAGGCGCTCTCCTTCCAGGACACCGTCCGTCGTTCCTATACAAGGAAATCATTGCACGAGAAGCTCTCGAAACTGCGTGGGCTCCATGTCGGCACCCTTGAAAAGATGGTGTACTTCCAGTCGCTCCAGAATAACCTCTTGTTGCACTTTTTGTTTTTCCTTACGGAGATTACCGTTCTCCTCACCAAGTTTCACACCCACTTTATCGAGCTGGAGAACCTGGTGCCTTCCCAGCACCGGAAAAAATCCTTTGGGATGGACGAGGCTTAAAGAAATTTCTTTGCAAACATAAAAATAATGCTCGAGGTCGTCTTTATTGGAGAGACCGCCACCTATTTTTATTTCCAAGACTATGTAGAATCCCTCGTGGCTGCTTCCAAAGAAATGGATCTTTTGTGCTCCGTGGAGGTATGGGAATCACCAACGTCCTCCTTCGCCAAGCTACAACCTGACAAGATTTACGTATTTATCCAGCGTCTCCCTCATCAAATATTGTCGACGTGCACGTTCCAGGATTACCCGCACCTGGCGGTCCTCAACACCGAGCAACTGACGAGACCCGGATGGAACCATGCGATAAAACAGGTGCACGACCGGGGTATTACCGTGCTGGACTACAGCATAGAGAATGTACTGGTGTCCGGACTTTCCCGGCATTATGTTGTCCCGTTTCAAGATGTTAACGAGGGACCACCACCCAAACCCAAAGTTGGGGATGCGTGCATGGTCTGGGCCGATGGTTTCTTGAACCGGTGGTCCGTATTTTCTTCGATTCCCAAGGCCACCAATATTCTCGGTTTTGGAAAAAAACGCGACGATATTTTATTCCAACACAAGGTCCTCGTGAATGTGCACGCCACCGATGAATACAATGTCCACGAACACATGCGCACCGACCGGTGCGTCTACCAAGGAATGATTGTGGTGACCGAACCAAGTGTGAATACGGATAAATTACCGTTGCGTCCCTACATGGTCGTGGAAGAACGGTCCAAGATACCGGCGCGTGTCCAATCCATTCTTGAAAATTATGACGCGGTGCACCAACAGCTGTTTGGTAGCATGGACCGGTCCGCGCTCCAACAACAAGCGAGAGAGATGTGGCGCAAGGTATATCACGAATTGCAGACTCGAGCAATAACAAAATAATTTTTTTTTCCTCAAGAATAAAAAAAAAATTAAAGAAATGTCGACCTATTCGTGTACGTGTACCGACGGTACATTCCGGTCCGATGCCACCTCGTGTGAGGGTTGTTCGTCCTGGTGTAACACGGCGTCGTCATGCACCACCCAACCCAACTGCATGCAGACCTGTTACCTCAATGCCTCGAAAACCACAACCGCTGCGATTGCCGGTGTTTCCATCGGCATCTTTTTTGCGCTTCTCGCCGTCACCGTGATTTTCTGGGTGTTCCTCGTGTGGTTTTCGGTCCACGTGCTGAAAAAATGCAAGGGCAAACCGGGATGGCTCAACGGCACCGTCATTGCTCTTCTTGTTCTCCTATTTCTCATGGGATGGGTCCCGGGTCTGGGGTTCCTACTCCTCGTGGGACTTTTGGTGTTGCTCATCATCTACAACAACAAGTGCAAAAAGGTCAAGTCGACCTAATGTTTTGGGATGAGTATTGAAAATATTTTTTTTGGGATGCAATAAAAGCAATCATCAATCCATGATTATCGAATCGACGAGTCCCCTGAAACGCTTTCGTACCAAAAACGAGGAGGCATTCCACATGGTCATCCCAGTGGAAAAAATCCTCGGAAAGGGCGCCTTTGGTATCGTATACGGCCCCTTCTCGGCCAAACAGATGCGCAACCTCCTTTTCCAACTATATCGACCCGTCCCCGGTGCGGTACCGGGATGCCACTGTGATTGGGATGGCGTATGCTCGACATGCCTCGCGTCCATGGAGAGGGCGACAGGCATCCAGTTCAAAAGAAACAAACAACAGCAAAAGCAAAAGCAACAGCAAAAGCAAAAGGGCGTCATCGATATAGACCTTTTGATTCCGGAAGGTGCTTCGTATGTCTTCAAGGCCGATTTCCATTCCCGTAGGCTGCAACAGTGTCCCAAGCTGGAGGAGTTCTACAAGATGCCGGTAGTGTACCAGAAACATTTCATTGTTCCCATTGTGTGTGGTGTGACCTCGTTTGCCCGGTTCGAGGTTCAGCGTTACGGGGGTATCGATTTCTTCAATGTATTGACAACGGGAAAACCATGGGATAGGATGGACACGTTCCTTCCTGTCGTCGATTCCGTGATACGTATCGTCGAAGGATGCTTTTGGCTTATCGAACATTCCGGGATGCTCGTCACGGACATCAAGCCCGAAAACATGACGTATGACCCGGTCACGGGAAACATCTCGCTCATCGACATCGAGTACGCCTTTCTCCACCAATTGAATCGGCGCGTCGTGTACACCTCGGACCAGAAGTATGTACCGGTCCAATTCTTTAATCATGTTTTTTTCCCGGAAAAGAAGAATCGCGACCAGAGACGACAACGATTTTTGGAGAATGCGAAGCGGGAGACCCCTTTTGTGGTCAACCAATCACTGGATCCCGACGAGATGGTTCGTATCTCCCAATTTTGTGTTGTGTGGGTGATGACCCATGTTCTCCTTCTCGTCGTCGAGTACAAGTTTCCGCAGATGAAGCATCTTAAAAAAATGGTCCAGGATTGGGTGGCGCATCTTCAACACCATCGCTGGAATACAGAGATGGTCTTGGTGGTGAATGGTATGAAGAATTTGAAACAAATCCTGGTGGATGCTGTGGCCTTTGCACAATCGGCGACCACTCCCCAAGCGAGTAAAATAAAGTCGTAAAAATTTTTTCACATAAAAAAAAAAATATTCCCCACACCAAATAATAAAATGGGACAATCACAATCAACCACCCCTACGACACCCAACGAATGGACCCCCGACCAGGTGAAGGAGGCCACTGGGCTTTCCAAGGTTAGCGCCTCGGACGTCAAGGCACTCAACGCGCTTTCCCCTTCCGAGAAACGAGAGCTCATGGCCTCTCTCCACAAACAGTCCAAGATGACCGACGCGGCCATCAAGGCCATCATCAAGGATGCCAAGGCCAAGGCCAAGAAACTTCCTCCTCTCAAGAAGGCTCCCAAGGAACTCTCCGAGAAATCCAAGGCCCAACTGGCGGAACTCCCCCTGGACGTTGCTGTTGTCACCCAGTCCAAGATCGAAAAGGTGCTGGCCAAGAAGACCAAGGCGTCCAAAGCCCTTGTGCACAAGGAAATCGTCAAGGCGCGCACCGCCTGTGGCGCGTGGAAGGCTAGCAAGAAGGCTCACCCTACGGCCCCCAAGAATCCTCTTTCGGGCCGTCCCCTCGAAAAGAACAAGACGACGTACAAGCTCGTGAACACCATCTGCAAGGCCAAGAAGAAGGCGTGCGCTACCCCCACGCACAGCCCTCTGACAGGCAAGCCCCTCAAGGAAGGGTCCAAGGAATCCAAGATGCTCAAAGAGCTTTGTCTTCCCAAGCTCGCCAAGGTCGCTCCCAAGAAGAAAACGACGACGCCTAAAAAAAAGTAAAGACGATGATAGTAAATTGGAAAGTAAAATAAAAAACTCTTTTTTATTTTTCAACCATTCTTGATGTTCTATAACATAGCAAAACATTTTTTTTTTCATGATGAATAGCAGAGAGAGAGAGAACAATGCACGTTACGAATTTTATGTGGTTCTGTCGTTCCTCCTTTTCTGATTTTTTTCATGGTAAGACGGTGCTGGATATTGGTGCAGGGGATATACACGGAAATAATCGGTCCTTATTTACCGACTGTGAGTACCACGGTAATGATGTCGTCTGTGCTCCCAACGTCACTATGGTCTGTCGTACAAAAAATTTAGCGTTCCCCGATGCCTATTTCCATACCATCATCTCTACCGAATGCTTTGAGCATGACCCCGAATATCAAGAGTCTATCCGCAATGCCTGTCGCATGTTAGAACCAGGTGGTTTATTTGCATTCACCTGTGCGTCCACCCATCGACCCGAGCACGGCACGCGAAGAACCTCCCCTAGTGATTCGTTCGGAACCATGGCGGACATGGCCGACATGCAAGATTACTATAAGAATCTGACCATTGAGGACGTTCAAGAATGTGTAGACCTCGACGAGGTCTTTATGGCATGGCGAAGCTACTATCACCCTTATTTTTGCGACCTGTATTTTTGGGGAATCAAAAAAACAAGGGGTTCGGAACCCGTCGACATCCTTCTACCCTTCCCTTACAACCACCACGATTCCACCGTGATCGAAACAGGAAAAAATATCCATGAGAAATGACATTATTTCGAGAGATGAGAAAACCAGTATTCTTCTTCTGGGGTGGGAACAATACCGGCTTCGGCCACGACAGCGGGGTCCACTACGCTCATGTACACGTCCAGCGTAAAGGTGCGAAAAATGTCCTTGTCCCGGTCGGACATGGCCTGAACCAAAGAAGCGAGTGGGAGTGTGGACCCATAATCAGGGGCAAGGTTTTCGTACGAATTGTTGGTGACAAACGAAATATTTTCAAGGGAAACAAAATAGTGGAAGAAATGGCGGATACATTCGGTCAGGTCGGTTTCTATCCTAGTGGGTGTATGGGCTTTGGAAAAAAACTCGTGGTACTCTTGG